CCTTCGGCGAGCCCGAGGCGGGCGACGAGATAGCCGACAGCGACGGGACGTATCGGGTGGCCGAAATGGACGGCCTGCCGCCCTGGACCTGGGCCGACAACGAGCATCTTATTCTCAGGCTGCACACGAAGAGGTTTGAGTGATGGCCGCAATCGAGATAAACGTGCCGTTGGACGAATGGGTGCGCGAGGTGGTGAAGCTGATCGTCGCCGAACACCAGCAGGCGTGTCCCCTGTTTGAGCGCGTGCGCAGGCAGGAAATACGATTCAGTTTGCTCGTGGGTTACATGATGGGTAGCGGCCTTGTCGGCGGACTGGCCGGCGGGCTGCTATCGAGGATGATGTTTTGAGCGCACAGATCACAGCATTGGCGGACGCCGTGGTAGACGCCCTGCGCGGCCTGGACCCGGCCCAGGCGGCGCGGGTGCAGCGGCAGTACGTCGGGAGACAGACGCTGCACGCCGACAACTCGATCACGATCTACGTGGTACCCAAGGGGATCGAGGAGGTCCGGTCCAACCGCAATCAGTGGCAGGGGGACTATCAGATCGACGTTGTGATCCTGGCCAAGCTCCAGGAGCCTCTCGCCGATTCCGACATCGAGATGGACGCCCTGATGGAACTGGCCGACAAGGTCCGCGCCGAACTGAAGACGCACGTCGGCAACGATTCACTCACCGCCGACTCCACCGGCTTTCAGCTCGTCGGCATAACTACAGCCGTGCCCTACGATCCCGCCATGCTAAAAGAGGAGCAGGCGTTCGGGTCGCAGATCACGGCGACGTACAGGATGATCGGGTGAACTGATGCCAATAGCAGACACGAAAAAGGCGCAGACGATTGTGAACCTGTTCCGCGACCGCGTGACGCGGCCCGTGGTGCAGGCGAACGCCGTTGCGGTGCTTATCAAGAACGCCGTGGTGGCCAATGGCTTGACCGGCCAGTTTTCGGTGGGCGAGTTGACGGCGCTGAACACGTTCGTCACAGACCTTGCGGCCCTTGCGGCGAATCCGGTCGTCGCGGCGATTGAGGCGCGGTACGTCGAAAGCCACCGCTCGCAGGCCTTGGCGATTGAGGGGGTGAACTGATGGCACACGTTACCCTACTGACAATGCCGGCGTCGGCCTTCATTCCCGACCAGAACGCGCAGCTCGTGGCTGGCGATGTTGGGGCAAGCTGGGTCAGCCACAAGGATCGGCCCGCGCTTTCGTTTGACGACACGGCGGAAGAGGCGGTGGTAAGCCCCGAGTATTCGATGCCCGGCCAGTACGCGGGCGGGACGCTCAAGGCGACGGGCTTCATCTACGCGGCCGACGACAATTCCAACGGATGCGTCTTTGACTTCTTCATCGAGGCCATAACCCCACTGGACACGCTCGATCTTGAGGCGGCCGTGTCGTGGGATGCCGCGAACAGCAGCGGCGACATCGACCTGAACGGAACCACGGTCGGGGACCTGATTGCCTTCACGGTCACGCTCACAAACAAGGATTCCATCGCGGCGGGCGACTTGTTCCGCCTTGGTGTTCGGCGCGACACGGACCACGCGAACGACGACGCCAGCGGCGACATCTATCTCTCCTCCGTGGAGATTTGGGAAGATACGTAATGGCTTGGCACTTTGATGAAACCAGCGGTCATTATGTCACCTTCGGGGATGCCGCTGCGCTCACTCTGCCGGATGGCGATTGGACCATTGCGGGCTGGATCAAGCTCGATGATAATACGGGTTCCAATTATCAGTATTTTCTCTCGTGGGGCGGTTTCGGGGCGAGCCCTTCCCTAAACTGGTACTTCCACGAAGCAAGTGTTGCCGACCCCAACGTGCTCAAGTTTTTCATCGAGGATGCTAGCGGTGATCCGGGTTCGACAATAACAAGCACCGGCACGCCAGGAACAAGTACGGCCTGGCAGCATTTGGCCGCGGTTCGATCCGGCAATACGGTTACTCAATACGTCAACGGGGTTGCTGACGGCACTTTTACAAATGCGGCCTTTGGTGGCGTAAATGTTGCGGCCTCAATGTATCTCGGTATGCGGAGTGATAATGACCCAGACCGCCGCTTCGGTGGCTCGATGGCCGAATGGGCCAAATGGGACCGGGCCCTGGCGGTGGGCGAGCGCGCCGCACTCGTAGCGGGCTTTTCGCCCCGAATGATGCCATATAACCTAAAGTGGCATACGCGCATGCTTGGCGGCTGGGATGAATGGTATGGGGGGCTGACTGTCACAAATAATAACAGCACCCTCGCAGACCACCCGCCCATGATCTATCCCAACAGCGGGATCGTGGTTCCCTGGATTGCCGCCGCGCCGCCGGTCGGCAACCGTCGCAGGAGGCTCCTGCTTGCAGGATAAATGACATGTGGAAAATAGACCACGCGGAACATAGAAGCGACGGCACGGTGAGCGTGTGTCGGCTCGCCTTCATCGACAAGGACGACAAGGGCAAGGACCGCAAAAAGACTTATCAGTTGCAGACTGCTATCTCCATACCGCCGCCGGGACCGGGGCATGGCCCCGCAATCGCGGCGCTGAAGAAGCTGTGCAAGGACCTCCGCAAGCCCGCCGAAGTACCCGATCTATCCGCAATCGAAGATGAACTGAACGCGGGGGATGAATGATGTTTGCCAAACAAGACACAGCGAGAACATTCCTCTTCGGCCCGATCTTCGATGCCGACGGCGTTGCGGTGACCGATGAAGTCGTCGCTAACATCAAGGTGACGAAGAACGGAACTGTCGGCGCGGCGCATGGAGACACCACGCTGACTCACGACCATGTTGGCGTGTACAAGCTGGCGGCGGCGGCTGGTGACTACAACACCCTCGGCGTGTTGGAGTTTTCCCTGAACAGCGGTACGAACGCCGCGAGCGTGGTGCGGTTTCAGGTTGTGCCCGCGAACACGTTTTATCTCGTTGACGGGACGGCCAACCTTGAGGTCAATGCGATCCAGATTGATAGCGATGGCGATGCCGCACTCGCGATGAGGAGCTGGGCACTTGCCGGCATCGGCGAGGACGACAAGGCCCTCATCTCCTCCGACGCCCAGGACCTCTCCACAACGCTGAAGGTGGCGCTTGGCGGGATGATCACCACGGCCCTGACGGAAACCTCCGGTGGATATTTGGCCGCCGCGCTTGTGAAGCTCCTCGACGTGGCCACGCCGCTGCTGACGTGTGCCGAAGTGATGCGGGGGACGGAGGGCGCGTCCACGCACAACGCCGCTGCTGTTGTGGCCGCGTTGGGGACGGGCTCGACACTGACGGCTTGTCTGACGGCGGCAGGATTCTCCACGCATGACGCTGCGGCAGTGGTAACTGCTTTGGGGACTGGCTCAACTCTCACCGCGTGCCTGACCGCAGCGGGGTTCAGCACGCATGATGCCGCCGCGGTTGTCACCGCTCTTGGGACCGGCTCGACGCTCACCGCCTGTCTGACCGCGGCCGGGTTCTCCACTCACGACGCGGCCGCCGTCAAGACGGCCCTGGAGGCCGACGGGTCCAAGCTCGACCACGTTTGGGAAACCACGGAAGACGACGCGGGGGTGAGGCGCTTCACCGAGAACGCGCTTGAGCAATCGCCAACAGCCGATGTCGCGGCCGTGGCCGAAGTGGCGGCGGTTGCCCCCACAGCGGAAGTCGCGGCGACGGCCCCCACGGCTGAGGTTGCTGCGATAGCGCCTACGGCGGATGTTGCAGCCGTCGCAGAGATAGCCACCACAGCGCCGACGGCGGCAGTAGCCGAGGTCGCCGCAGTAGCCCCCACGGCCGCTGTGGCAGCCGTGGCCGAGGTTGCAGCGGTTGCCGAGGGGGGAACGCCCGCCGAGGTCGCCGACGCGGTCTGGGACGAAGCCGCCGCGGACCACGACACGGCCGGTAGCATGGGCGAGAAGCTCAACGATACCGGCGCCGCGGGCGACCCGCTGAGCAATGCCGTCCCCGGCAGCTACGCAGCCGGCACGGCGGGAGAGGCCCTGGGCTCCATCGACGACATCAAGGCCCGGACGGACCTGATCTCCGCCGCCAGCATATCGGTTACATCGGCTGTGAACGACAACGGCGAGATCGAGATTTACCAAGGCGACGCCTATACCGCTGCAATGGGGAACTCGCTGACCTGGACGGCCGACTACGCCGGATCGAACGCGATTGCCGATGCGGCCCTGGAGTTCTGGGCCAAGAGCCGCGCCAACTACATCAACGGCGCGGAGACGGCCGTGCAGCTCGGCACAGTGACCGGCACGCAAGGCACGTCCGACGTGGCGCTCACCGTGCAGTTGACCAGCGATGACACTGATTCGCTCGCCGCCGTCGCCAAGCGCAACCTGCCGAACTACCGTTACGAAATCATCGCCGTCTGGGGCGACGAAAAGCTCACCCTCGCCGCCGGGAACCTGAGCGTCTTTCCGAGGGCATCGACATGATCGGAATGAAATCCGGCATGATGTTCTTCAACAAGCCCGCCGTCAAGCGGGCTGTTGATAAGGCCACCCGGAAAGTCCTGTCGAGGTTCGGCGCCTTCGTCCGCCGGGACGCCAAGCGCAGCATCCGCAAGCCGCGCCAAAAGCAGATCGGGGAACTGACGGACGAAGAGCGCAAGAGCTATCGGATTCAATCCGCCATCGCCAAGCGAACCGGCAAGCCGCGCCCGAAACGGCCCCTTAAGAGCAGCGATCCGGGCACGCCGCCCCGCAACCAGACCGGCCTCCTGAAGAAATTGATCTACTTCGGCTTCGACACGATCCGGCGCAGCATCGTCGTCGGCCCGCTCTCGGCGGGCCCGAGGCAGGCGGGCGAGATCGAGGCGGGCGGGATTGTGCGGATCACCGCCGGACCCAACCGGGGCGAATCGAAACTCATGGCCGCGCGGCCTTTCATGGGGCCCGCGATGAATCTGAACCTACCACAACTGCCCGCGATGTGGCGGGACAGCGTAACGAAATAGATAGGAGCAAAATCATGGCAGACATCAGCGTTTGGCAGTTTGGCGCGGACGCCAAACTTTACTACCACACCACGGCGGACACCGCCTTGGCCGACATGAACGAGGCCACAGCCGTCATCGAGGTGACAGTCGGGGTCGAAAAGGCCGACGCGGACATCACGACTCGCGGCAATGACGGCTGGCGCGGGCGCGGCGGCGGCCTCAAGGACCTCTCCATCGAGATCACGGCGCAGTGGCGAAAGGATGATGAGTTCCTGAACAACTGCCGCGATGCGTTCCTGAACAACACGCTCATCGACCTCTGCGCGATGACCGGCGACAGGGATGTCGGTGGCAACGAAGGCCCGCGCGCGACGTGCGAGATCCTCAATGTCTCGCGGCCTGAGCCCCTGGAAGACAGACTCGTCGTCAACATTACGGCGGCGTGCCAGACGTATCGTGACTGGGAAATCATCAGCACGTAAGGCGGTGACATCATGCACAAGTTCGCCGATTCGACTGGCGATGAGTGGACGCTTGCGCTGAACCTCGGCGCGGCCATGCACATCAAGGATTGTTGCGACGTGGATCTCCTTGCCCCCGAGCAGGGCACCCCGCCCACGATGACCCGCCTGGCCACGGATCAGGCGTTGCTAGGCCGGGTCATCGTGGCCCTGCTCACCTCACAGATCGAGGCCAAGGCAATCACCGCCGAGGATATGTACGCCCGCATGGACGGCGCGACGATCCTCCGCGCCAACGATGCGTTCTGGGGCGAGCTGGCGGATTTTACCCTCTGCCGGGGCCTGACACACGCGGCGAAGGCCCTGGCGAAACAGGCGGAGTTGATAAGCGCAGGCGTCGCCGCGGCCGGGCTGCGGATCGACTCCATCAACGTCTCACAGGTGGTCGAACAGGTGATGTCTGGCGACTTGCCGGAGTTATCGGAATTGACCCCCGGCCCTTCACTTTGAGGCAACTGCTATGGCTGCACGAAGGCGCGAGCATAGATCGGTGGCATCACACGTCGGCGGTTCTGTTTCAATTCGCCGAGGCCAACCGGGATCGCAAGAAGCGATCGCGCCCGTTCACGCCAGACGAGTTTCATCCGTGGATGATCGAGGAGCCGTTCGCCAGCGTGGTAACGGCCGAGAACATCGCGGAGATGCGACAGGCACTAGGAGTCAAGCCATGAAAACGAAGCTGCTGTATTTGTTCATGCTGATGCCGCTGACCGGATGTCAGATACCTGACATTCAATGGGGCTGGCAGGATGCCCCGTGGTCGCCGAAGGCGAAGCTCGCCGCGGCCCGGGAAGGCTTCAACGGCGCGGTCAACGTGATGGCTGCGCTGCGCGAACAGGGCAAGTTCACCGCCGAGGAGGCCGCACAGATTACAACCCTCATCAAAGGCGGGCAGGTGGCCCTCGACCAATGGCAGGCCGCGATCAGCCTGGGGCAGAGCACCACCGCCTACGCCGATCAGATCGCCTTCCTGCGACGAGAGATGGAAGCGGCAAAGATAGCCGCGGAAAGGAAGCCAGTCTAATGGACCCCGTACAGATGATGGCGTACCTGGAAATCGGCTTACGGTTGGGCGAGATGTTCTCGAAGTGGCTGGCGATAGGCCAGCGCATGAAAGACGGCGAGGACATCACCGAGGCCGAGCTCGATGCACTGAACGTTCAGACAGACGCGGCCGTTGCCCGCTGGGATGCCGCGTCCGGCAAGGACAGGAAAGGCGGCTGACATGGAAATCGACTTCACCGCACTCGCGTTTCTCGTGCCCTTGACGGCCGCGCTGACCCAGGCGGCAAAGGCCCTCGTCAAGACGGCGGCCACCCGCAACAAGGTCGCCGTGTTCATTTCGGTCGGCTTCGGGCTCGCCCTCTACGGCGCCTGGAGCCTCGTGGCCGGTTCCGATCTCGGCATGGGCCCGCAGATCGGCCAGGTGGCGATTCAGGGCACAGCGACCGGCCTCGCGGCGGCTGGCCTATACACAATCGGCAAGAACGCCGTGATCGCCGTCAAGGGCGATTAGCGGATTCGACAAATGAGCGACCTGGACTGGTTCTATCTTGTGGCCGCGTGGTGTGAGGATTCCGGCCTCGACCTGAGCAACATCGTCGAAACGCTCGACAAGCAGCCGAGCTATGTCGCGGCGCATAAGCAGTTCGGCAAGGGCGCGACGCGGCGCGTGCTGCGACAACTGCTGGACGCCGCCCTTGTGGAGATGACCGATGCCGCCGGCTAACGCAATCAGGGCAGGTCGCGC